TCAACGACAGCGTGTATAACCACTGACATAAGTACCATTTTTTCTTCGATACCCACTAACATAATGACAGTTAGTACCTTTTGCTTTTCTGCTACTGGTATCTGTCGAATAATATGAGCTCCAAAGGTTTGACTCACAAGGCTTCCCATCTGAGTCTCCATCTAAGTAAGTATGGCCTGAACGAAATAATGATTGTGCCATCGCTTTCGTTAATTGCTCACATTTATACCTTACTGTGTATGAACCTTTTTCTAGGTAATCAACACTAGCTGCACGATCATCATACATATATGTTTTATTACCGATAGGACTATAACCATCAACATCGATAAACTTACAATCTTTGCCACCGATTGAAGAGCATTTATCAATGGCTGTTGTAATGGCTGTTTCGGCATTGGGCTTCGATGAGGAATATGCGATAACGCCATTAGAGCCAACAGCTATGGACTTATGGCCAGGTAGACCCTTATATTCACTGAAGTTAGTGGAGGTGCAACCTATCAAGCTAAGGGCGGCAGCTAAACTTAACATAGCTCTTATTTTAATCTTCATGTTTGCTGTACTCACTTTAAAATATTGAACCCAATAGTTACGATACTTCCAAGGACTCTGGCCAGACAAAATATGGACCGAAACGTTTGCTGTATTTAAACTCACCACCTGAAGATTTACCTTCATCGGTTAATGAGTGCTTTCCGTCATCTAACGTTAAGTATCCTTTATTAACACACAAGCTGAGAAACTCATCTGTTTTAAGTTTGTGCTTTTTGGCTAACTTAGAGGAACTGAGTTTAATTAGTTCATTCTCTGTAACAGGCTTTTCAGCAGATTCCGTGTCTAAATTAGCAGCTTGAACTTTCTCTAACGAGATTCTAACTTCATCACTAATACGAATAATGCGTTGCGCTTCCTCGTAGGAATCTTTGTAGACATTGGGGTCTTCGTCACGATCAATGAAGATACCCATTTCGTTATTGTTTACTTGGCTGAACTCGTAGAGGTTTAGGCTTGTAATGATACAAGCACTTTCATTCATGTAACACTTTGCATGGAGATTTTTGCAAAAACTAGTACGCACAAAGGAGAGACCTTTAAGCCAGTTAATCTCATCAGGTTGTAGTTCACTTTTGCCATAGACAATTCTAATGTCGATTTTTAATCGGTCTTTGTCTTCCAAAAGCTCTCGAATGCGATCATTAAGCTTAAGAAAAGGGCTAATAAGAATCAGCCTTTCCGATGCGTTCTTGATAAGCTCTTCGAGATAGTAGTTTGTAGCACTTGTATTTAAAAACTTAGCCATTTCATATCCTTGACATATAAAACTTAGCTCACATAGGCTACGTCTAAGAAAATGTTGGATCAAGGAGCAAATATTAAAAACGCGTGGTCAAATGCCACGCGTTGCAAATCACTCATAAACAGCTTGTTAAATTTTCAATTGCCATCAATTAAAATGTTTTAGAAATGCGATTATATTGCCTGGATTGATAGGCTTCTTTCCACAACCAAACTTGTCCCATAGAGAAAGAATTCTCTGCTCTTCTTCATTAGGTAATCGTCCACCACCCGGTCCAGAAGGGCAATCACCGCAAGAAAGTGTCAAATTTGCATTATCCAAAGTTATGTACACTTTTACACAGACGGGAATTGACTGATCCAACCTGCCTTTTATTTGCTTAGTAATCCAATCAGGATTTGTTTTTGATAACTCTTGCCTTTCTTCATTGATTTCAACTCTAATCATCTGTTGCCTCCATGCTCACTGAATAATTTAACGCTTGTTATACGGCTATTCGACTCGATTCCTATTATGCGCACATTGTGCAGTTTCCTTGCGATACGCTCAATAGGTTACTTTATAGTTTCAATAAGATAAATTAATCGCATAGGTGTTTTGTTACTTATTCTAACCTAATCACGATTTCATTGAACCGTTGAAGCATGGTGGAATTTACCCCCGTAATACAGATTCGGGGGTTTGACCTCCCGCCGCACGTCGCGCAATCGTCCTAGCCCGTCCTCACTTGCTCCGCGCGTCCGTCGGAGAGAACCCAGAAAAGAAGAATAAGCATTGCTCGACACTCGCAAGGCTTTGACGTGGTGAGTATGCAGCGTTCCAGTAGGTTAACGCGCCTTTGATGTGGATAGTCTCTGCGAGGCTGGTCTAGCAGGAAGGAGGGCGGCAGCATCCAAGTAGCTTTGGGCTGCTAACCGCGCCGATTAAGTAATGAGGTTAGGTTTTGCTATGGTGGGCGGCTTGGTGCCTCGTCGTCGCTCCGCAACTCCTTATCCCTGCGGGGCTGGCACCGTGCCTTTAATTGAAGTAGTCGACCAGTTTGCCTAGGAGGTATCTCGCAAGGTCATACACGAGCACCACAATGACTGCATTCACTATCGAGAGATGATCAAACAGCTCGATGATTTCAACCAGCTGTCCATGCGTTACGTATTCATTCATTAGGTTTCGTCTCCACTAAACAAACCGCCAACGGGTTTTAGTTCAATATCTTGCTCTTGCCGTTGTGCATATTGCTCATACGGCGAACACGTGACATAGAAGTTGGATGCGCCACGAGACAGCTGGACGAGGCAATCGTCCAGATATTCCATCTTGACGCCCAACTTGTTTAGGAATCCGTCATCGAGGTAAGTCACACCACGCGGTGTGACAACCTCAAAATGCACGTTGACGTGTATCGAGGTGGCTTTGTGCCAACGTTCCACCGCAGAGACATAGATACTCTCTGAGTTCGCCAGTGGGAACCAAGCCGGAACGGTGCCTACGTCATGATAAGACTCATTCCCGCAACCAGAACCCGTACAGCCAGAACCACTAGAACCCATGACAGAACCAGGCGAACCACTTTGACCAGGACGTGCTTGACCTTGCGAAGTCGAAACGCCACTTTGCTGCGAAGTTTGATGAAGCTGCGTTCCTTCCGCAGTTGTCGTCTCAGAATCAGAAACCATACCAATAAGCGCATAAACTAAGTACCCAAATGAAAGCACGACCAGTGCCATAGCTGCTAAGAATTTCGGGTTAAGAAAGATGTTCTTTCCAAGCCCCGACTTGGTGATTTGCCCCGTGACGGTCGAGGCGTAGAGTAGGTGGACATCAAGCGGCACCTTGAGGTTATAAACCACATCGTCTTTGCTTGGTTTGGTGACCGTTCGAGTTGGGTCATGTTCCAAGATGCGCGGTTTACGGTTGGAAAAGAAGATCCCATCTTTACCCTTATGTTGCTTGGCCAACTCCGCGACACCTTTTAACTCTTTAGGGATTTGAGCAAAGTCAGGCGTGAGCAACACAATGTCCCAGTTGTAGTGCCGGTGCTCCATAAAGGCGTTGTTAAAGTTCTCCGGATAGATGATGCGCCCTTGCTCATCAAAACGTGTGCGTTGGCAATCGTCTATCTCGCCATTGTCCAAACTGGATGTATCAATCGTTAGCCAACGAGAGTGAAACAGCTCAGAGAATCCTTCCGGTAAGTGAGGCTCAAAGTCAGTGAAAGGGCGCTTGTGTATGTTCGCCATTTTGAAACCTGCATTGACCGAGAAGATTTGCTGACACTCATCAATGAGGATGAACGCCCCAATGGGCGCCCAACAGAAAAAGTATTTCCAAAGCTCGAAGCCTTCAGGATTGCGAGAGCTAATGCGAATGAGCCGAGCCGTATCAGGAAACTTCTCACCAAGGCGTTGTTCAATCACTTCAAGTGGCTGCATGCCATGAATGTTCGTAATGCAAATTCGACCTTCACGCAGTGCAGGCAGTAAGTCAAACCACACGGCGCAAGCCGATTTGTAAGAGCCACCGTGACCGTATCGAAATGAAGTAGCCATTCAATCACCAGTTAAAGAAACGCATAACTAAAGACGTAGCGAACGCATCAAAGATGACACGTAGCCCAGAGGTGACGCCGTATTCGGTCAAGATATAACGGACGTCAGAGGGAAGCGCATTAAAGCGGTCTTCGACAAGCGTATAGACGCCATATTCTTCGAGCAGCAGCTGCGCAATCTTGAGCGCGATTTGTATCGAGGCAATCTTGATATCGAGCCATACTGAGATAAGCCACATCGCGCCGTATTCAAACGCGTTCTTTATCCATTCAATTGCCACATCAAAGAAGTCGAGAAAGGTTTGCCCAATGTTGGCAATAAACTCTAATGCTGAGTAGATGTATTCCATGTTATTTACTCCGATTACCAAACAGAACCCAAAGGGCGATTAAGGCACAAATGAACAGCACGACAGGGCGCACATAGCCCGATACCGCATCAAAACGCTGTAGTCCTGATTCAACGGTTGCGCCTTTGATGTTAAAAGACTTGTCGCTTAATGTGCCGTTGTTGAAGTTGGTGCCGATAGTTATTAAGCCTTTGATGTCGTCCACATAGCCTTGGATGGATTCGGCTTTTTCATCTATCGTGGTTTGCAGGTTGGCAAAGTCTTCTGCCGTAAATATTTCGCCAGTGATAGCGGTGCCCGTAGGTGTGCCAAACTCTGAGCCAGTCAGTAGACCCTCAATCGCATTTAAGCTGCTATCGAGTTCGCCCATTGAATCACCAAGCCCTTTTAAATCGTTACGAATACCAATGGTGGCGTTGGTATTGTTGTTCACCGCCGTAGTGATATCGCCGTTGGCCTGTTGGATGAGTGCCTTGGTGTTGTTATAAATCTTGTTGTCATTGATTTGCTGCTCTTGAATGGCTTGGGTGTTATCGACTAAAGAGCCTTTCACATCAATCACCGCGTTGGTGATGTCAGCGTGTGACTGGTTGATATCGACGTTAAGATCATGAATGCCTTTGTTCACATCCACATTAAGCCCTTTAATAGCAGAAAGGACTGCCGTGTCTGTCGATTCATCCGTGTCAGGGTCTTCTACATCCGGCTTGTCATCAACGACACCGGGATTGACCGTGTTGGTTGAATCGTCGGGTAGGACACTTGGGTCTTCAATCTCATCGGTTGGGTCATCGGGGTCATGGGTTGGGTCTTCTGGCGTATCCGGTGGAATGATGGGTTCATCAGGCCCATTCACACCCCAGAAAAGTGTGCCACCGTCACACTGACGTCCAGTGTAAGCAAAGCGCAAAGAGCATTGAGAGTCGGGCGTGTACTGTCCATCAGGAACGCCAGTACAAATAATGGTGGATTCGTTCTTAGTCATTTCACATCGAGTGGCACCATAGTCACCGTAACAAGCGCCCGTCACCAATTCGCCGTATATGGCAGGGTGCCAGTACAATTTCACCGTATCGCCAATGGACTGTTTGAACTGACAAGCATCCATGCATGAGCCATCAGGATTGGTGCCAAATTCACAGTTCGATTCGCACATGTTTTCTCGGTTAAGTTCGGTGCCAGCAGGACACTGAAACCCATACCAACCATTAAACCTAACCGTTTGACCGGGATAATCTCCGCCTGAAACATTACAAATGGAACCACCACCATACTTGTTCACTTGCAAAAAGCACGTCGTGGTTTTGTAGTTCTTATATGGAACGCTGCGATTCTCAAGACAAGAAAGCACGCTAGCAATGTTGTAGCTTTTCCCGTTCTCAGCACAATCAAAAATACCACCTACATCCCTTGCGGTACCCGTTGTGGGAAATTGAGTCGCAGAAGCTTGGCTATAAAAAGACAGAAAGATTAACGGAAGAAAAAGCAGTAGTTTTTTCATAAAGAAGCCAATAAAAAAGGGAGCCGAAGCCCCCTTGATTAACTGATTAGTGAGTATTGATGCCACTCACAAAGCCGTGGAGAAATGCCCCCGCAAAGGCAACACCTAGAATGATAGCGAGAACATCTCCAAGTAAATTACCAGATAAAGGAGGCATGGAGGCGAACCGTTAGCGACGCAAGAAGCCAACAACCATAGTCACACCAAAGCCCAGTGCAGCCATACCAATTAGACCCGCCACAACCAGTGATACGTTAGCTTGACCACCGGATACCGCAGAGTTGATTGCGCCCGTGATATCGACTTCAGCGAAGGCCGGAGAGACAGACGCGACCATAAGAGCAGCGCCAGCTGCGGTTTTTTTGTTTACGACTGCGTGTTTTACGTTAGTTACAACAAGTTCTAGTTTTTTCATAAGATTTACCTTTTACTCATAAGGCGAACAACACGACCCACCCAGTGACCAACGACCATGTTGATCAAGAGCACGCCACTGACATACAGGAACAAGTCACCGTTGAAGAGGACTGGTTCCTTATATTCTTGGTAGTCCACCGCCGAAATCAGCACGTATTCTTGGCAATCCGCAACAGGCGTTTTCGTTGCTTTCAAATTGCCATACTGGTTAACGACGGTGACGCATACAGACATTTTTTAGCCTTGAACGGGTTTCATTGAAGCCTCGAAGTGCTTCTTAATTTCTTGGTCGACTGGAATAAGCTCAGTCACGATAGCGCCCGCCAATGGGTCTTCTGGATTAATCTCCAAGCGCAATTGGTATTCGCGGCGAGGAACAAGAGCACCAGTGCGCTCAAGAAGCAGGGCATATTCATGGTCAATCATCAACGGTTGATCCCATTGGGGATTCACATCACCGGATTCACCGATAGTGCGGCGTTTGAATTTCTCCGAGTTGATTTCACGTAGAGGACGTGACACGTTCAGTTGAGCACTGTCACCACGTGCTGAGTTCCAAGTGATATCCATGCCAAGTACAAAAACGGATTTAGCCATTTGTTAAGTCTCCAATATGTGAGTCACCAACTTGCCGTAGGTATCGGGGAAGGTGAATTTAGTTCCATCACGGACAAGGGAACCGACCACGGTTTCAATGTCGCCCTCATGGAATTCGATTAAAGAGTTCAGAATTTTCCCGTACTGGCGGCGCATCCAGTGCGCAGAGGCCAACAGGTCTAACGCCGCGCGTTTAGTCGGGACAGGTTTGGTATTGAATTTCTTTGCAGTAGAAATTGACGCAGCAAAATCATTGAGCGCGGCATACGCGCCAGCAGGATTCAGCAACACATCAACATTCCATTTTTTCAGCTCAACTTCAGAGCGATACCAGACAAGGCCAGTGTTCGCGAGTTTCTGCTCAAGAGCCTTGTTGTAGATACGCCAGTAAATGCGCGAGGTACGCGAACCAATCGAGTATTGCTCTTTGGTGTAAATCGGTTTGCCGTCTTTGCCGATACTGGCAATGGTCATGTCTTCATGAAGCACAGGGCCACGACCACGTTCAGCGGTTCTGAAACAGTCGTCACGCCAAGCCTTATAAGCGTATTCGCAATCAAAAATGCCGTCGTAATCGTCATAGGCCAAGTCAACACGCGCCAGAGTTTGCACACCAAGCACATTGGTCAGCCAGTCATGAAGCGACCACGTAGGACGACGGGCAAATACATGCTTGCATCCCGTTCCGTTGATTTGGAAGTGCACCGTGTCATTGTTACCGCCGATACCAACGAAGCCGCAGAAGTCTTCACCATCTGGCGAAGTCAGTTTCATGGATTCGGTGTAGAACTGGAAACCCAAACCGCGAGGCGCAGACAGCGACAAACCAAGCACTTGATTGGTAAAGATGCGCAAGCAATCTTCTAAGTAATTGCGATAGCAGATATCAAACGCTTTGTTGTACGCATCAATCTCGTCGGAAGTCTGAGCGACCGTCGGATTAAACACAGGTGGAGCAGGGAACTTAGGTGCACGATAGTGACGCTGTAACAGTCCAGATTTGGCAAAGCCTTTGTATTCCTCATGCTTGTGCAATCGACGAACCGCATCATGACAATGACGTAAGTCTTTCACGGCAAACGTAAAACACAGGTAATCAATATGAACGCTTTGCTCATCGAAACTTTTAAGGATGTTAGTTGCAGTAGTCATCGAACACCCCCATATTGATACGTTGTTCAACGGTCGTGTTGGTGATGGACACCAACTCATAAGAAGCGAACTGAGACGAAGCCCAAGACTCAAGATGAGACATGGATTTAAGTAAATCCCATTCGTCGCAACCTTTGACCAACACAGACACCGTGTAGTCAGGTAGCAAGTCGTAATAGATGATTTGAGCTTCGTTCATGGATTAAGCCTCTGAACTAGGCTTAGTGACGCTGTCACAGTTTTGATTGTTTTGGTTTTCAATCTGTGAGTTAACGGCGTGAATCAATCGACGAGTCATTTCACAATCAGCCAGTGCACGGTGCGCCGTTAAGTCAGACACATCAACATTCTGTTGAGCGCAAGCGTTGGAAAGTGATTGCCACTTGTAATCTTCATGGTGTTCATTCCAAACACCAAAGAACTCTGCATACCAAAGCATTGCGCACTGAGGAACACAGAACTTGAAAAACAAATCGTGAACGGATTGGACGTAAGCAGCGTTACAGTGCTTATCCAAAGATTGGATAATTAAGCGCGTATCAAAATCTGAGTTGTAGATGATGATTGGGCGACCGTTAAGAAGCGGAAGAAAATGGTTTGAGAAGACTAAGTGAAAGTCGGGCGCATCCTTAACGTCTTCATCGGTGATTCCATGAATAGCAGTTGCTTCAGCAGGAATCGAACAAGTTGGTTTAACAAGTTCGTTCACGATAACTTTGCCAGTGTGAGCACAAATAGCTGTGAACTCGACAATTTCTGCTTGAGAACCTAAACCAGTAGTTTCCGTATCAAGAATGATCGCGTTCTGAGTAGAGAGTTTTTTCATAGCAACACCAAGCAAGTTAAGTGAGTATCCGAATTTGCATACAGTAAACATGCATATTTGCATACTGTAAATACCCGAATTTGCATGCTCATGAGCTAGAATGATCAAATAGAAAACTGTTAGGAAAACAGAAATGTACATAAATGAACTGTTAGACGCCTATAAAAAGGCAAAGAACTATGTGCAAGATAAACAGATTGCCCATGATTTGGGTATCAGCACACAGAAAATGTCGAACATTAGAAATGGAAGTCGCTATCTAACTGAAACAGAAGCTCTTTTTCTAGCTGAAGCTATTGGAGCGGACAAGGAAACTGTGCTTGTGTACTTAGCAGCTGATAAAGCGAAAACGTACGAAGCGCAACAAGCTTGGGCAAACATAGCAAAAAAGTATAGTGGGCTTGGAATCTCTGGATTTTCAATGGTTTGTGCCGGATTTGCTGTAGTGTTTACAAGCCCATTAGAACCACTACATCAGTGCGCATTATGTATAAGCTGGTAAATGAGGGGCTAGGCTGGCGCCCCTGCTTGTAAGGCATTGATTAAGCGGGGGTTTATAGACTTATCTTCGAGTAAACCGTATACCACATCCTGATCATCCAACCCTAGTAAGTCGGCGATTTTAAAGGCAATTTCCCAATCAAGAACACTGCGACCATTGCGGTAATTGCTAATTCTACTTGTGCCAACGTCCAAAACTTTAGCTAACTGATAGTCAGAGGTAAGCTCTAACTGAGTTTTCAGTCTATCTAAAAGCACATTTGTGTAATTAGTCATGTTCCCGCATCCTTTCGCAATGTTGTTAAATTTTAGTGGATAGTCTGGCTTCTTTCACTACCGCAAGCCACTTGCGTGCTTAAAAAGATTTCCTTAACGTTGTTTTTGAGACAGGAAATCAATAGCTTGCGGAGGCTACAACATGGAACGTATCGTTACCGACCCAATTCACTTACCTTGCCCAGATATGGCAGGGTGTATCAATCCAGACCCAGCTAAAACAGCAAACTCACTTCATAAGATTGCACAATTACGCGAAAAGTTCGCTGAGCAATTCCCTAAGAAGAAACAAACCTACATTCCTACACGTTTTCGTCAGGGGGTTGTAGCATGAATTTGAGTATCTGGAAAACGCGCCGCAATCAGCGCCAACTTGTTGCATCACAATGCAATGGAACTCATATTTACTTCGACAGTTTTGAACTGGAAACCGTTGAAGCCTCTCTTTGGCTTTATCAAGGAATGACGCTTGTTGCTTGTGTCAAAGCACAAAATGCCACGTTAGCCGATATTATTAACGCCGCTCATCGTATGGCGACACTTGGCGCTCAAAACAACGGCGAACCATTACACCAAATCCGCAAGCAAGATGAAGCGCCCCAAGTGGGCGCGGATTCTTCCACCGAGCTTTGTGACGGTTGTAAAAACACGTTCAAACAAGACCACGTTATTTGCCCTGATTGCTCTCAGTTGGCTGAGGGGATTTAATCGTGAATCTGCATGTACTTGGTGTGTTTATTGTTGGTTTGCTGTGTTTCTGCATGGGTAAAGACCATTCCGAAAAGGCGTTCAACTGGTCAGATTTAAGCGACGGTGAAATTATCATTTTAGTTTGGGCGGTTGTGGGCTGCGTGTTTTACCTGCTTGATTACTCGCAAGTAATAAGAGAGGTGTTATGAAGCACCTATACCAACCGCAACCAGAGCGAAAAATCACCAATTTACTTAGCCCGCACGATGTGGGCTTTATTACGGCGTTAGCGCAAGACGTTACCGTTACCGAGAAAAATATCGCCGCTATCGAAAGCGGTTTTTTTAGTGCTCCAAACCGTGATTGGATGGAAAGTGAACTGCAAAAGTTCAAGTCATTGGATCAAATCCACCATTTACGCACCTTAAAAAGTGCCGAACTTGGGCGCGAAGCGCTGGACGAAGTCCAGAAAAGACTAGGCTCGTCAAAGGGCGCAAAAGTCGGACACGGAAAACGTAAGCAGATAGACCGCTTAATTACCCGTTCTCGACGTCTGCCGCCGCGCCATAAAACGGAATCGTTTTGTGGCGACAACGTGACCGATGAATATCGAGCACGCGCACAAGCGCAAACAGGCTGGATTCGCAACGAACACAATCGCCTTGAATGGCAACCCATTGGCACTAGCCGAGCCTATTTAATGTCTCGCGGTTGGGCACAACAACTGAAAATGCAGGTGAAATACCACCCAAGCCCGTCCGATGCACCTGAACCACAAACGGGTGAGCGATTCACTGAGAAACTGACGCCTCGCGCTGTGAAGAAAATCTTTGAATCGGGCGCTTATGTCGCGGCGTGTCATGGTGGGTTTAGCACCTTTCTCACTCTGACTTTTACGCAAAAGCAACGCGAGCGCATTTTCGGTGGCGAAGCGGTCACGGATGAGGGGCTGCCATATTGCCCAATCCAAACCACGATTGGCGCCGAGGTGTCACGCTTTCTTAACGCTCTCAAGAAAATGTACCAACGCGGGTTTGAGTATTCCGCAAGCGAAGCGGGCTCACTTGGGCTTGACGGTGACAAGGTCAAAGTTGCTGGCAGAATCGGACGCCCACTCAAAGCGGCATGGAAAGACGACCAAGAGATTAAACACGTTAAAGAAATTCATGGACCAACCGCCAACCCGTTTGATTTTCATTACATTTGGGTCGCAGAGTCACCGGCGAATGAAGATGGCGAACCCAATCCCCACGTGCATGTGCTGCTGAACTGGCGAGTGGAATCACACCATTTTGCAGGATGGGCAAACCGCATCGAGCAACTTTGGGGCAATGGCATGGCGCACCTGGAGAAAATCAAATTCAGCGAAGCGGCGGCGGGCTATCTCATCAAAGCGGTGGGTTACGCAGCCAAGGGCGACAACGCCGACCAAGGACTGATAAAAGGCAACCGCTACAACATCGCACGCTGTAGCCGCGCACCCGATTGGGATGTGTTGGCATCGTTCGAAGTGGACAACATGACGGGCATCATTAAAGAGTGCGGTTACATGTTGGAGCAATGGCGCAAGCCGATGCAGCGAGAAATCCGACGTAAAGAAACCAAAAAGCAAGACGCGATTCGCGCAATCGACATTAACCGTAAGCAGGGCAATCTCGATGCGGTGCAAAAGCTTAACCATCTGATTAAGAAGCTTGACCACGAAGCCCGCCAGATTCGCAACCAAATCAAGAGCCGCGGCACGTTCGCCAGTAGCCTAAACCAATTTTCTATCGTGTTTGAGGGTGAAAAAGCCCAACGCAAAGCGGGTGCGTTTCTCTATTGGGCACGCGGTGCGCGTGGTTGGTCGATGAAATGCACCGCCGAGCGCAAAGGCAATGACTTAGCACTGATTCGCGACGATGCCAGCGACATTTACGCCGAACAGTTTGAACGATTTCAACTGCGCCAAGCCAACTGGAAAAGCCAGCTGGCACAAGTGCAACCGCCAGAGCCGGACATCAACATAATTAAGAGCAATGACATGGCGATTTACCATGATTATTGCCACTCAGTTCATTAGCCCCTTTGGGCAATTGCTTGCGACAACGATTTCAGCAACTAGGTAAAAGGACAACCCAATGAGCACCATCGACAAAATCACCCAAGAAATGGAAGCCGAAGTGAAGCGCAGCGAAGGCGGCGTGTTTTGGCGTCTATTGCTGGTCTGGATGAAAGAAGTCAACAAACAGATTCAGAACAAACCGAATACCGACGACGAACTAGCCGAGGCTTAAACAATGGAAATGCTATCTCTTAAAGAATGTCAGCAAGCAATGGCGGCGCTCGATGCCGCCGACAAACTCAACGCCAGTGTCGAAAAGGAGTTGAGCCAGTTCAAAAACATGGACACCAACGCGATTATCAAGCGTGCAAGCAAGATGCTCATGACGGGTAACTTGTCGCTTGAAGCGTTTGGTTTGAATCCGACGCTATTTCAGCAAATCGAGCAGTTAACCAAGCTCAATAACAAGGTGCGTGAAAAATATCGCGGTTGTGTGCAAGACAACATTCAGCAATTGGAAAGTGTCGAGGCGACCGCCGATGAGTAAACATCCAAACCCAATTCGTGCGTGAAAAATATCGCGGTTGTGTGCAAGACAACATTCAGCAATTGGAAAGTGTCGAGGCGACCGCCGATGAGTAAACATCCAAACCCAATTCGTGGGCACGTTTCGTGCCCCGTTTGTCATACCGCTTCAACCGTGCATCGTGTCGGTGAGGGCAAGTTGATTGCCGAGGGCGAGCCAACCAAAAACGGGCGCAACTTAGGGCTGCTGTATTACAAGTGCCCAAACTGTGGCAACAGTCCAATGAGCAAGAGCATTAACGCCTTTGTGGAATCCAACATGGTTGACTCGGTTGAACAACTGGAAGTAAGTGACGCGGTCACAATTGACGTCGAATTGCCAACGGTTGAGCCAGTGCCCGAAATCGTTGCAAGCACTGATATGCCTAGCATTGCGGTAGCTGAACCAGTGGAAGCGCCAAGCGTTGAAACCGAGCCGCCAACCGAACCTGAGCCCGTTAAAAAACCGCCGTTTCCGGTGAAAAAAGTCTTAGCGGGGATTGCGTTTGTCGCCTTGTTGATTTGGGCAATCCGTCAACTGATGCCAACCAAACAGCCAACCGAACAAGGAGAGCCAATCAATGCAGGGTGA